GACCCCCTCCTCCCACGTGTCGTGTGGGTGTGCTCTATACACCATTGCAGTATGCATCAGTGTTAACGTCCCTGATGCGCGGGCTCCGGGCCACACCTTGCCCCGGATAGGCCATGGACTCGTCCATGGAGCGGGCAGTGGTCCACCACTGCCAAATGTCATCTCTCATATTAATCCTGGAGATGAAAGAGGATGCAGTCTGATGTTAACTGCAGGCCAATAAATAGGAACAATATAGTACATTACCAACACAATACCCGTATTGTGAGGTCCAAATACCCAACTTCCCCAGCCGTCCCATCGCTCACATCAAAATACCACGCAAGCCTACCGACATCGGCCTGATCCATGTCAATCTGATCAGTCTTAGCGGTGAGCGTAATACCATTATTGGTGTTGAACGGTTTAATGTTCATAGCACCATCATTGTGATAAGTGAATATTTTCCGCTGGGTACAGTTGAGGAAAGATGACTGGTACACAGGTCCGGTTTTCGTGCGGTTTGTGGCATCATACGCCAACACCAATTTTCCCCCAACATTCATTCCCACAGTAGGTCTGAAAATGACATCAATAGCAAGGAACTGGACATAGTCATACGTCATGACTCGTGTCGCAGTCTCACCGAACTTGCCTCCATCAAGGCAGTCACCTGCCGCCCAAAACAACAATTTCAGGAATCCTGTTCCCGTTGTTGCTGTTTTAGTGATGGAGCAAATTCCGCGGGCGGTAATTGGTGTCCGTTGAACACCGCCGACTGTCCGCGGAATGCTGTCAGGCTGTCGCTTCCTTTGCCTCGCTCCGCGCCTTCGAGTGCCAGCGACAACTGTCTGCTGAGAATACGAAGGTCCTCCGTTTGCGGAACTGACTGCCGCACCGCCCCTGTTATTGTTGAGGGCGGCCCGAACAGCCTGGTTCGCAACGCGGGCAAGTACCGGTAACAAGCGAGCGCCAATACTAGCGTTCCCAAGGTTTGAAGTGAGGGCATTAATGTTTTGATTGCGTCTTGTAATTGCCATGTTTCCATAAAATGTGTAATAAATAGTCGTCCCAGACAATAACCCGTCTAGGTGGGTGGGGCGCAATCCGCCCCGGATTTTGAAAATCCGGCCGTTCGTCTACCGATTCTTACAGTTTAACGTCTTGTACCAGTACGGCTATTTGGTTTGGACAAGAAAAGTTTTACAAAACTCATTCGGTGCTCTCGTCGTCCGAGTCAGCCTGGTCCATATCTAGGATAGCAGCGGCTCCGGATCTGGTGTACCTACGTGCGGCAACTGTCGAAGCTTTCTCTTTCCCTTTTGTGGCTTTCGGCACTCTACTCGGTCCTGCAAGCTGCCTCATTTGTCTTGCAAGGGCTCTCTGCTGGGCTTGTAACTCATTGTACTTTGCCTTTACCTCGTCGGGCAACGGAGGTCGGGTGTATTGACCCTCAGCGGCTACCCTTTTGGGATTTGCTACAACTGCAGTCCCAACATCTTTGTCGAACAACGGACGAGATACGGAATCCGCTACACTCCAATCCTTCTTTGCACTGTCCAACGCTGCTTTCATCCGCTGAGAATTGTTCGGTTTTCTAGCTTCAACCACATTGTCACTCTGCACACTGTGTTGCTGCCAAGACCGCACAGGCTCAGGTCTGGGAGTCAGAGGAGGAGGTGCGAGATCGGGGCGTGGAGGGGACCCACTCGCCGGAGGGGCGTCCGACTCAGAGCTTTCAGCTTCGGTGATACTCTCATCATCAGTGTCGTGGATAAAACCGAACACTGGTTGGCGTATGCGCGACGTCTCGTCTCCAGTATAATTTTCATCATACTGGTTCGTGGTCGGGAGATAAAGATTAAGGCACCAGTTATGGCTAGGAAATTCATCACTCTTGAAGTCCATCTGTATTAATACAGAATTTTCAAGAAGATCTTGATCTTCTCCAGTCAATGGTCTGATGCCGTTTTCCAAATCTCTCTCATACTGCTCACGAACTAATGAGGCAAACACAGGATACAAATAACCTCCCCCAGCATACAGCGACCGCAATTTAGATTGTTGCGCTCTCTGTTTAAATTTGGGGGTGTCATATGCTTTCTTGTGCGATGTCGCCGCCAGTACCAAGCTCTCAAGCTGAGGTTTTGGAACGTAGTGCCTGTTCACTCCGTCCCCGCCCATAACTCTGGTGAGGGTTTGGCCCAGGAAAACAAATTCATAGTCATCCTGATCCGGTTTAAACTCGTACGGTGTCAACGAGCCTTCTTTGAACCTCAAACCAAAGTGTTCTTCCACCGATTGGGACACGAATTGCATAAAGGAGCTCAACTGATCCGGTGAATTAATGTCTTCGGCATCAAAAAGAGTTTTTATAAACCCATTCACAGATGCCGAGGCCACCTCATCGAATTTGGTCGTCCCCGGAATGCCACTCGCTACTCCTTTTGTCACCTGGTAAGTCAAGGCGCTATCTACGATTACTTGCTTTGAGTAGCATCTCTCGCAGTTCATCTTGAGGACAGCTCGCCAGGTGCGATCTATCTTCTCAAACCTCTCCTTCCAGATCTTATACGCCACTGTTCCCCATTCGGCAGCCAGAGATAAATCCATATGTGAAAAATCAGGTGTGTAGATGAATTTTTCTCCTCTCACAACAACTATCCACAACTGGTCATCTCCATAAAAGATGGGGTAGAACCCGGGCTTTTCTTTGCTTAGAATGAAATGGTAAAGAAGATCTGCTCCACCATTATTCCAAGAGAAACCCACGGCGCTCCCACCAATCGTGCCTTGTCTGTAGAACAGCACGGGTTTTAGGAGTCCCTGCATGACAGAATAAAGGATTCTTTCATGGAGAGGGTACACAAAGTACGGTCGCACTTTTTCATGCAACTTTTCTCTGTTGTAATAATCCCTCTTATTTTTGAGAAGTACAGCAAGGCGGGTTCCATTCACCCGAGCCCACTTGTTGAACTTGCCCTCCGCAATGTCCACAAGCATGCCTGCCGCAATCAGAATGGCTTGTTCAACGACGTCTTCATCTTCGATCTTGGCGAAATAAGGGACCCCTGCGTCACTTTTTCCATTAAGGCGTGGTTCACACTCCTCAACTGCGAGCATATCATCCAAACTTTTTCCGACAAAATTAATGGTGATCGGTTCATAATCCAAGACCATTTTTGCGTACCTCACCATACTCCCCACGTCAAACCTTCTAGGAGACGGGACTTCTGTCATGCCCGTCACCATTCTATTCAACAGCCCCTCCATCGTCCCAGAAGACCCGATCATCTTGTTAGAGTTAACAAGGGCAGTATAAAACTCCCTAATATCCCTCTCCCTAAAATCGCGTCCTTTGTCACCTGCCCTCTTGAAATTCGAGAACGTCGCTCCGTCTTTCGCAAAATGTGGAAAGAACATGACATTCGTCGTCATTTGGGCATCCCCTTTTCCCTTCTTCCCCGTCGTTACTTTCCTTCGATCCATTACGTCTCGAGGGTATGCACCGATCGGGTACATGTACCCTGCCGATATCGCGGGTTTCAGCATCTCTTGGATTTGCTTTATCTCCGGCTTTTTCGACATGGCGGGGATGGGGGTTGGTTCCAAATCAGAAAACTTTTCCGACCACGACAGATTCTCGAGAGTATTGGGGTCCACTGCCATTTCTGACACTGCACCACCATTCTTTCTCTTGTTTCTGCGCATTTCGAGGAGTTTGCTGAGAGGGACGGTGTAGGATTGCTGTTGTTCGTTTGATGCCATGGTTGTATGAAAAATAGAATCCTTCGGAGGTATTGCCGCCTCCGATCGGCTTTTTGGAAGCTTCGCAACTCCA